CGTTTCACAAAGCATATCGCGGCTCTCAGAACTCAGAAGCTTGAGGATTTGGCTGGCTCGTTGACATCCCACATGTTGAATCATGTTTGGGATGTTAAAAAGTTTAACTTTTTCCATGAGATGTATATGAGTCTTCGGAGAGAGTATCCCGATTCCTTTCCTGTTGAGAACCTTCTTAGTAGAACAGCATTGTGCTACAAGGTTAAAGGTTACGAGGCTGATTGTTAGAAATCCACACCGTCTTGAGTAGACGTTAAACACTCATGTTTGTGTTGTTTATTGCATTGTGTGTAGGTAGGAGGGGGAGCAAATGAATCAAAAAGAGTTACCTGAGTGGTCTCTCCCTTATTTTAGTGAGAATTACACGGGTCCGTTTCTGTCCGATGGTAAATTTCAAGCATCCGTTGCGAATGGTGGAGCGCCTCCGAAGAGTCGGCTCGATCGTTTGTCGAGGGCTCATGACACCGCTTACTTTTTGGCTAAAAATGATGCGGACCGCCGTAAGGCGGATCGCATCTACCATAAAGCGACGCGTGATATGTCATTGGTCCCTCGTTTTGCGGGTGACCTTGTGCTGCATTGGAATGACCCCATGCAGTTATTTGGTCCTGATGGTTTGGTTGGTTTTGATCTCCTTTATTCTGAGTTGGGATTGGGAGCAATAGCTAGGAAAATGGGACTGCAACAGAGTCTCCAAAATAATCTCCATAAAAATGCCCAAGCAGTGACGAAGAAGTATAATGATGCTTCCGCTGCCGGTAAGAATGCCGTCAAGTCGGTACCAAACGTGCGCGTGGATCCCACCGTTCCTGAGGGTTCAGGTGAGCCGCGGTCTGCACCTAGTGGCACGACATTTGTTCAAAGTGGTGAGACGCCCCAAAGTGCGTCAACCGATACCATGGTTGGTATTGGTTCTGGACAGGTGCCGCCGCCTAGTACGACTACAGCTGGTGGTGTTGTCTATGACCCTAATCGTAGGGCTAGTCAGTACGACGATGAGTACGGTGGCGTGGCGTTCGCCTATCGGCCTAACATGATGGCGGCTCAGGCTAATTTGAGGAATTACGATTCCTTTTGGCCTCGCCGCATTGGTAGGAAGAGGAACAGGCGCATTCGCGTGTATCCGTCAATCTGCTAACACGAGGTTGGTGGTGGAGCAAATATGACCAAAACAAAAAATAACAAAAAGAACAAA